AGAACAACCAAAAGTAACATTAGTAGAAGACCCTGAGTTTTCAAGACAAAACCATTCATTGGGTGGATATAATGTTGATTCAAAAGAAATATTTGTAGCAACCGAAGGTAGATTAACTGCAGATATTTTAAGAACTATTGCACATGAAATGGTTCATAGAAAGCAAGATGAGATGGGAATGATTGGTGATTCGGTAAAAGATGGAGCAACTGGTTCGGATGTTGAAAACAAAGCAAATTCGGTAGCAGCAATATTACTAAGAGAATATGGTAAGTTAAATAAAACAATTTACAATGAAGACATCAATATAGATGTTAATAAGGGTGATACTGTTTTAATGGGTAAGTTCAAAAACAAAAAAGTTGTAGCAAAAGACTTTGGTACTGATGACCACGGAATGCCAACAATCAACGGTAAAGTTGCAACCACATTTAGAATACCAAGAGGAGAAAAAGCAAAACCAAATCCACAATCTGTATTTGATGAAGTAACTACAAATGATTGGCACTTCAAAGCAATTATGAAATTGTGGGATAAATCCGGTTCATATGGTAAAAAGAAAATTGGAGCAGCAATTTGTAAAGACCCAAATGCAAGTAGAAGAGATATTGTGGTTCAGTTAAGAGATTCGGATTATGAAGAGGTTACTGATATGACGGATAAATTAGGATTAAAAGAATACATAGAAAAAAAAAAATTAAGTAAAATAAGTGAATCGGTTAATACAAAAAATCACAAACCTCACGGAACTGCTGACCATAATTTTAATCAACATCATAAAACTGCCAACTATACACCTGATTTTGGGTATCCTGCTGAGTTAGATACATATGATTTCGATGATACTACACAACAACCAGGACATCAATTAAATACAAAAGATACAGAAGATAGAGGATACGAACCTGTTAAAACTGAAAAATTAACACAATCTAATTTGGATAGTGTTGAAAGATACGCAGATAGAGAGTTAGACCCTGCTGACATAGAATTTAGTAATCACTTTTTTGATAGAGTTAATGATACTCGTAATGGTAAAGAAATATCTGAACCAGAACTAACTGGTTTCTTTAAGAGATTAGGAAGACACAAAAAACAATTCATAGATTTTTTAGAAAAGTACAATCAAATCGTAGTTAAAGACGATAGAAGTAATATTAACATTCCATTTGTAAAGATGGCAAATAAAGTTATTGCTAAAACCGTAATGAGAAAAGGTAATTTTCAAACCAATTCTCCTACAATCGTAAACGAAGAAACTCCATCAGAAATCATAAAAGATTTAGATAAGGTAAGACATGATTTGATTAAAAAAGTAGATGTTTTAATTGCTAAAAAGAAAAAACTTTACTCTAATGTTGATATTGAATCACCAATGAGTGCAGATGAAAAGCAATTAGATAAAGATATACAATCTATATTTTCACAAATTCAACAAATAATTCTTAAAAAAAGAACTTTAAAAGAATCTGTAGTAGGTGATACTATTGTTTGTGATAATTGTAGTTGGACTTGGAAAATATCAGATGGTGGAACTGATGTATATACTTGTCATAAATGTGGACATGATAATCAACCAAAGTTAAACGAAGCAGTTAAGTGGGAGGGCGATACATTTATTCGTTGTATGCAAGGTCAATTACCTCTTTCACTTAATATTGTTAAACAATTAGTTGAACCAATAAAAACAACTTCATTGCATGTAACTACAATTGAAAATTTACCAAAAGTTGCGGCATTAGAAGGAACTAAAAAATCAATTTCCACATTTAATAAAATTGATAAATACTCAAAGATTGTACAAAATGGAAAAGGAGTAGATACCGATGGTGGTGTATTTGTATTAGTATCAGGAGTAGTATTGGCACAAAGTATAATGGACTTATGGACTGCGCCTGATAAGCAAGGTAGAAGATGGGTAAATCCTGGAACTGTAATAGATGGGTTAGGAAGAGAAACAGATATAGTTTTTAATTTTGCACCACATTTAAAACCATTTAAGAAAAGATGGTTAGAAGACCCTTTAAACGAATTTACACCGGCGGAAAAGAATGAATTCATACGACTTTATTATAAAGAGGCAGAGAAGTTTATGTTGAGTAAGAAAAAGGAGTTTCAAGATAAATATTTGAATTCAAACCAACTATACTATGAATCGGATTGGAATGAGGTTGTTCTTAATCAAATCAAAATTGAAAAGATTTTAGCTATTCCTAGTAATTGGAGTGGAGATGAAGCTGAAAACCAAAAAACATTAGAAAAACTTAAACAAAAATATCCAAAAGTAGAAATTGGAAAAAATACTACTGACATTCAAAACTTTATTAAAAATAATGGTGGAAGTATCAGAGAATCTATAAACCAAAACAAATCTGTAATATCAGAAGGTGGTGCATATGGGCACATGTCTCACCCGTTTGATGATATGAATTTAACTTTTGGTGATTTAAAGAATATCATTACAGGAGCATTAACTGGTAAATTGGAATTGACTAGAGAAAAAACTGATGGACAAGCTCTTGCAATCAGTTGGAAAAATGGTAGATTAATTGCAGCAAGAAACAAAGGTAATTTAGCTAATGCAGGTGCAAACGCAATGGGTATAGAAGATGTTGCATCAAAGTTTGCGGGTAGAGGTGGATTAACCGATGCTTACAATTTTGCTATGAAAGATTTATCAGCAGCAATTAGTTCGTTATCAGAACCACAGAGAAAGAAGATATTTGATGAGGGTAAGTGTTTTATGAACTTGGAAGTTATCTGGCCTACATCGGTAAATGTGATACCTTACGGACAACCCTTATTGGTATTCCACAATACAACTTGTTATGATGAAAAAGGTGTAGCAGTTGGGGCAAATCAAGGAGCAGCAACAATGTTAGCAGGAATGATTAAGCAAGTTAATGGAGATGTTCAATCTAAATATACAATTCAAGGACCTCCTGTAACTAGATTACCAAATAATGAAGAATTGGGTTCTAAACAAACTAAATATTTAACACAATTACAAAAATTACAATTCCAATTTCAATTAAGTAATAGAGATGGTGTTGCTGAATATCATCAAGCTTGGTGGGCAGATTTTATAGATAAGAGTAAAGTTAAATTACAAAAGTTAGAAAGAGATGCTTTGATTAACAGATGGGCATTTGGTGATAAATCATTCCGTTTAAATACTATTACTGATAAAGATGCTCAAAAGTGGGCAATAGATAATGATAAAGTAAATGTTGCAAAACAACAAAAAGAAAACATTAGACCATTTGAGGAGATATTTTTAGGAGTTGGGGCAGATGTATTATCATTTATGGATTCGGTATTAACTGCAAATCCAAATGCAGCAGTTGCTAGTATGAAACAAAGATTGAGGGATACTGCTGATAAGGTAAGAGGTAGTGGAGATGTAACTAAAATTCAAAAGTTAAAACAAGAATTGGCAAGATTACAATCAATTGGTGGGTTAGATAAAATTGTTCCAAATGAGGGTATTGTATTCATTTATAAAGGAAACACTTATAAACTTACAGGAACTTTTGCACCATTAAATCAGATTTTAGGTATTTTTTACGAATAGTTTGATATATATAATAAATCAATTAGTTATATTAATATAGAATTATGGCAAAGAGAAAATCCTTTGAAGAAAAAAACAAACACATTCACAAATCTCGTAAATTAGTTATAGATACAGTATTTGGAAGAACGGATGATAATCAAACAACATTTGGTTATGAAAAAGAAGCTGATAAAAAAAGAGAAGTTGGTGAAAAATGGGTTGATGGTGAGGGTGTAGAGTGGGAACAAAAAGATGGGTTTAGAACAAACCTAACTAAAATGGATAAGGTAAGAGAATACCTACAAAAAATTAGTAAGTGTTCTTCATCCGAATGTAAAACTATAAAATATAGTACTGCTGATAAAAAAGCAATTGTTAAAGCAACTCTTTGTGTAGATTGTTTGGCAAAGCAAGAAACTCAATTGAGAGTAGATGGTACTTGGGATTTTTATGAGGATTATAAAATAACATTAAATAAATTAGGTTATGTTAGAGATTTGAAAGTTCAATATGAAGAAGCATTGGATGGTATAAAACAACAAGTTGAAATGGTAAATGAAAATGGTACTATTTCAAATTGGCAATGGGATATTGATATTGAAAAAGTAAAAGAAGATATTAGAACAGATATAAACGGTGCATACGATGCAATTGAAGCACTTTTAGAAAGAAAATTAGCATTAGAAGAAAAATTGGTGGAATTAAACCATCCGGAACTTATAAAACAATAGATTATGGAAAAGATATTCTCATTCACAAACATCTTAATAGTTGGTTTAGTTGCATTTATTGTATTTAAACAATGTAGTAGTGAGGATAAATCTATTGAAACTATTAATGTTGATGGTAAAAAATACGAATTGTTAAAACATAAAATAGATACCTTTGTTGTTGAACATACTCAGATAAAATACAAAAAAGGAGAAGATATTTATCACGAGACAATTGTAGAAAAAGAAAAAAGAGTAGAAGTACCTGTTTATATAAAAGCAGATAGTGAAAGAATTGTAAAAGAATATCATACAAAAGTTTTGTATAAAGATAGATTAGTATTAAACGATGGATTGGGTATTGTAGAAATAACCGATACCATTAGTAGAAATAAAATTATCGGTAGAAAATGGAATGCTCAAATTAATGAGAGAACTGTTACTGATACTAAAATTGTTAAAGAACTTCCAAAAAACCAAGTTTATATAGGAGTACAAGGTATGGTAGGTAACTCATCTGCATTGATAGGACCACAACTTACTCTTAAAACTAAAAAAGATAATTTATACGGAGCAAATTTACTTATAGACGGTAACGGAAATAAGTATTTTGGTGTATCGGTTGGTTGGAAGATTAAACTCAAAAAATAATGGCAGTTCAAGGGCAACCTAAGAAGTCTTTAAAAGATATTATTGCAGAAGAATATCGTAAATGTGGGCAAGACCCAATTTACTTTATGAAAAAGTATTGTGTTATCCAACACCCAACAAGAGGTAAAATACCTTTTCACTTATATCCATTTCAGGAGAATTGTTTAACAGATTTTAAACAAGACCGTTTTAATATCATTCTTAAATCCCGTCAGTTAGGTTTATCAACTCTATCTGCGGGTTTTATTTTGTGGAAAATGTTATTCAACGAAGATTTTAATGCATTGGTTATTGCAACTAAAGTAACAGTAGCAAAAAACTTAGTAGAGAAAGTAAGAGTAATGCACGATTTGTTACCTATTTGGTTAAGGGATGGTGGGAACTCTTCGGTTGAAGATAACAAACTATCACTTAAACTAAAGAACGGTTCTCAGGTCAAAGCAATTGCATCCTCACCCGATGCAGGACGTTCGGAAGCTCTATCCCTATTAGTAGTGGATGAGGCAGCATTCATTAGAGATATTGATGAAATTTGGTTATCGGCACAATCAACTCTATCAACGGGTGGTTCTGCAATTGTATTGTCAACTCCAAACGGTGTGGGTAACTGGTTTCACAAAATGTGGGTAGAGGGAGAAAGTGGTGCAAATGGATTCAATCCTATAAATCTCCATTGGACAGTTCATCCAGAAAGAAATCAAACTTGGAGAGATGAACAGACTCGTATTTTGGGAGCAAAAGGAGCAGCACAAGAATGTGATTGTGACTTTGTTGGTTCTGGAGATACTGTAATAGACCCTGAGTTATTGACTTGGTATAAAAGCACTTATGTAATGGAACCTGTTGAAAAAGCAGGATTTGATAGAAACCTATGGAAATGGGAATATCCAAATTACAACAAACAATATATGGTTGTAGCTGACGTTGCAAGAGGAGATGCAGCTGATTATTCAACTGCACAAGTTTTAGATATTGAAGATTGTTCGCAAGTTGCGGAATATAGAGGAATGATAGATACCAAAGATTTTGGAAACTTTCTTACTGCATTAGCAACCGAATACAATAACGCACTATTAGTAGTAGAAAACTCAAACGTAGGTTGGGCATGTATTCAACAAATTATAGATAGAGGATACCAAAATCTATTTTATATGAGTAACGACTTAAAGTATATTGATGTTGAAAGACAAATGAGTAATAGATTTTACAGAGATGAAAAACAAATGGTTGCAGGTTTTTCTACAACATCCAAAACAAGACCTTTGATTATTTCAGCATTAGACACTTATATGAATGAAAAAGATATTTTAATTCGTAGTGGTAGATTGATTGATGAAATGTTTACATTTGTTTGGCATAGTGGTAGAGCAGAAGCAATGAAAGGATACAATGACGACTTAATTATGGCATTGGCAATTGGACTTTGGGTTCGTAATACTGCACTTCGTTTAAGACAAGAAGGAATAGATTTAACCAAAAATATGTTAAACTCATCACATATAGCTAAATACGACGGATTTGTATCTACAGGTCATTTAAGTAGTAATCCATATGAAATGGAAGTAGGTAATAAAGAAATAGAAAATTTAACTTGGTTACTTCGTTAATTTTTTTATATTTATATGTTGAAACTATTATAAATGAAAGAAGATTTAGATAAATGGTTTAAAGAAAAATGGGTAAACATCGGCAAAAAAGTTGATGGTAAACATCCTCCATGTGGTACTTCTGGAGAAAAAAGAGGTTATGCAAAGTGTGTTCCTGCTGCAAAAGCTGCCGGAATGAGTAAAAAAGAAAAAGAAAGTGCAACTCGTAGAAAGAGAGATGCACAAAATGATGCAGGAAGAGGTGGTAAAGATAGTAGTGGGCAAGGTAAAAAACCAATAAATGTTTCTACAAAACCAAAAAATGAAACCATGAGTATAGAAGAAAAACTAAATTTATTTTTAGAAAAAAATTGTCCAACAGACCCAGGCAAATGGTCAGCATCTAAATCAGCAGCAAAATCTAAATTTGACGTATATCCATCTGCGTATGCAAATGGTTGGGCAGCAAAAAACTACAAATCAAAAGGTGGTGGTTGGAAAACTTGCAATGAAAGTGTTCAATTAGATGAAGCATGTTGGGATGGATATAAGCAAGTTGGTGGTAAGATGAAGAATGGTAGAATGGTCCCAAATTGTGTACCTGTAAATGAAGATATTGATTCAGATGATGATGTAAACTATGGTTTAGTAGAACCAGAAGAATATGATGTTGAAGATGAAGATATGGAAGATTTCATTGCTTTTATGAGAGGATATGATAAAAACCTAAACGAAGATTGTCAATGTTTAAGAGAAGCAGAATATCAAGGTAGAGAAGTGAAGTTGGGTAAACCGATGCAAGGTGATGTTAAGAAATTCAAAGTATATGTTAAGAACCCACAAGGTAATGTTGTTAAGGTAAACTTTGGCCAAAAAGGAATGAAAATTAGAAAATCAAATCCTGCTGCTAGAAAATCATTTAGAGCAAGAATGAATTGTGACCAACCAGGACCGAGACATAAAGCAAACTATTGGAGTTGCAGAAAGTGGTAATAAAATTTGGAAATTACAAAAAAATTTATTATCTTTATAGATACTTTACAAATTAAAAAATGGCAGATAAATCAGTATTAGGTAGGTTACAGAAATTATTTTCAACAAACACCATTGTTCGTAAAACGGAAACGGGAACAAAGGTAATTGACACAGATGAGTGGCAAAATATGACCACGAATTTGGTTGACAGATTCACCAAGTTAAAAGTAACTAACTATGGAACTGGTCAGATAGAATCTGCAATGGCTTACCAACAAGTTCGTATAGATTTATTCAGAGATTACGATTCAATGGATACTGACCCTATTCTTGCATCTGCATTAGATATTTACGCAGATGAATGTACTGCAAAGAATGAGCAGGGTAATGTTTTAAAAATACATCACGAAGATGATAATATCAAACAAATATTAGAAAACTTATTTTATGATATTTTAAATGTTGAGTTTAACCTTTGGCCTTGGACTAGAAACTTAGTTAAATACGGAGATTTCTTTTTACATTTAGAAATTGCAGAAGAAGAAGGTATTGGTATTATAAATGTAATGCCTTTATCAGCATACGAAGTTAGTAGAATGGAGGGTTTTGACCAAGCTAACCCACAAAGAGTTAAATTTGTGTATGCACCTTATCAAAACCCATACGGAGCATTTGGACAATCTCCTAAAAAAGAATTTGAAAATTATGAGATGGCTCATATGAGATTAAACTCTGATTCAAACTTCTTACCTTACGGAAAATCTATGATTGAAGGTGGTAGAAGAGTTTGGAAACAATTAACTTTGATGGAAGATGCAATGTTAATCCACAGAGTAATGAGAGCACCTGAAAAGAGAATCTTTAAAATTGATGTAGGTAATATTCCACCAAATGAGGTAGATAATTATATGCAGAAAATTATCAACAACTCTAAAAAAGTTCCTTTTGTTGATGAAAGAACAGGTGAATACAACTTAAAATATAACGTTCAAAACCTTATTGAAGATTATTATATGCCAGTTCGTGGTAATGATAATGGTACATCTATTGATACTTTAAAAGGTTTAGAATACAATATGATTGATGACATCAATTATTTAAAAAATAAAATGATGGCATCTTTAAAGATTCCAAAAGCATATTTAGGATACGAAGAAGATACTAATGGTAAAGCAGCATTGGCATCTATGGATATTCGTTTTGCTAAAACAATTGAAAGAGTTCAAAGAGTATTAATTTCAGAATTAACTAAAATTGCAATCGTTCACTTATATGCACAAGGTATAAATGATGACCGTTTAACTAATTTTACATTAGAATTAACTGTCCCATCTAAAATATACGAACAAGAACAAGTTGAATT